ATTTTCATAGTGATCAACCACTTTTTCTGAGTAAGCCATGTTAGATCCTTACCAGCACTTCTTGATAGTACCCGTTGATCAACACCATTTGTTTGCGATATGCAATGCCGTCAATGTACACAATGTCGGGCTGTGGCATAACCACCACAGGCGGTTGTTGCACAACTACAGGCGGTCGCGTCATTGCATACACCACTGCACCACCAATTATAGCAGGTGCTACCCAGCGCCAGTCATTACCGTGATGGTGATGGTGATGGTGATGATGTTGTTGGGGAGAACCAGTAGCATATCCATAAGGATTGCGGTGTTGCGCAAAAGCAACAGAACTGGTCAAAATAAGCAGGGTAGCGATAAGTCGTTTCATAGCAAACTCCTTTAAGTCAGTAGTATACTACATTTAACGTTTTTGGTCAACCTTTAGTTGACTCAATCAGACGCCGCGGTCCCGTTTTGCTGCCGATTTGGCAGCTGAAGCCACAATGTCCTGAGCTTTGTTTACAGGCATAGCCTTGTCAATTGGGTCTCCACCTTTATAAACAATAGGATCATCTGTGTCAGGTGCCAGCGGTTCTAGCACATTGCTCAGTGGTGGTTGATTGGTTAGTCCAGGCAACATTTGTTTGGTAACTGTGATGCCCAGGCTCTGGGCCAAATTTAAAAACGCATCTTGACTGATTTCTTTGCGGGCCGATTCATCTTCTGCGCGGCCAGATAGAAAATCTACCAGACCCAATAATTTGTCAGGGCTGGGAGTACCTGCGGTATTATCAGCAACTTCGCGTATTAACATTATCTACGTGATCGGCCTAGAGAGCCAGCCTGGGCAGCGGCTGCATCTAGTTCGTCAGCACCTGCTTCTGCACCAGCTTCGGCACCAGCTTCTGCACCAGCTTCTGCACCAGCTTCTACGTCAGCACCTTCAGGTGGCACTGGAGCAGCAGAAGCAGCACCCATACTGGCCATGCCAGCATCAGGTGGAGGTGTTTGACCAGTCACTACGCCAAGTGCGGCGTCTAGTTGTTGTTTGGTGCCTTGTAGATTTTGCATCAATCCTGACAGTGCGGCCGATGCATCGGTATTGAATTGTGTGGCTTGATCAATACCTACTTGGTTCTTGATAGAGTCAACCAAGGCAGGCAGTTCTTTGAATTGCAGTTCAGACACATCTTCTAACATGCCTTGCATTTTGTCAACCATGTCTTGAGCAGCCAACACCACTTGAGCTTGTTGCACTTCGCTTTCTCTCAACATGCGGTATGCGCGGCGCAAACGATTTTCAGCCACAGCGGCTGCATTAGCGTTGACCAACTGTTGTTCGTCAGAACTAAGTGTTTGGCCTTTTTTGAGCTTGTCTTGGGCCATTTTGAGCTTGGGGTCAACTGGCTTGGCGGTACCGGCTGCTGGTTGTCCTGGTTTGGGAGGAACTGCACCTGGCTGTCCTGGAGCAGCCAATGCCGGTGACTGAGGCATCATCTCTGCCAGGCGAGTGGACAAAGCCTGTTCCATCATCATTAGTTTGAGATAGGTAGGATTGCGCTCACTGTAATGGCGTGCACTGGTGCCTTGATGTTCACGGATCAGTTGCTGTACCTTGACCAGCATTGCTGATGTTTGTTTGCGGTTAAGCGATTCCACAGTTATACGCTTGCCAAAATAGCTCTCGAAAACACGAGATATTTGTTTGGTAGGGTTAGGCGCGGCCAGTTCTTGCAATTTCATTTGAGAATCCTCTAAGTTGTAAATATTTAGCCGAATTTATACATTTTTCAAGTTCAGCCGAAATACTCTTGTAGTATATGATCTTGGGTTCAATCTTGGTTCTAACAGTTTCGCGAAACAGGGGATTGCGACTGCGACTGGCAACACTGCGTCTGCATTCAATGTCTGCTGCCACCAAGTTCTTTTGCGCATCCAGTTTTTTGATGTTAAAAGCCAAGTTGAGTTGATGATTTTTGTCAGCCACGCACCAACTGATAGCACTGCGTTTGCTGTGGAAAGTTCCAGCCAAGCTGGTGTATTTGTACACTGCATAGCTATGGTCAGCTTGGGTCAAGTGGTAACAACCAAACACCACCCAACCTCCATGTTCGTCATCAACTATGAGATTGTGGATTGATTCTATTATTTGCTTTTCAGCCCAGCGTTCTAGTTTTTGTTCTCGGGTCATTTCAGTACGTAGTGTGTGACCAGCCAGCCAACTATGCCAGCTAAAAATGTTATGATTCCCAGGCCCCAGGAAATCAGTTGATTATTGCGTTTTTCAGCCATGTCATGCACAATTTCATGCACTTCTTTGACCACTATTTTTACATCGTCAATGTCTTTTTGCACTGTGCTGATTTGCAGTTCCAGTGCTTTGTATCGCTCAGCACATAACTCAACGTGTGCTTCAAGGCTTTTCTTTTCGATGTCTGTAGTATCTGGCATGATCAATTATTTATGGCACGGAACCAAATATTTTGATCAGCTCCTTGTGTGCACAACATGGGCAAAATATCAGTTTGTTCGTTTAAATTAGTTACCATGGGCACGCCTGCACAGTCTCTATACAAGGCTGCATGCGGATCACTGTGCCCGTCAACATGAAACGCATCTTCATTGGCAACTTCAAAAGTAAACTGCCAGCGACCATCTACACACTGTGGAGCCGACAGTTCTTCAGGTTGTGTGCGCAACCCAATTACCTGCAACAGGGTTTCTAAATTTCGCTGTTGATTTCTACTGCGATTCCAGTCATTTTGATTTTGAATCAACTGTCCGTGCCGATCATTAAAGGGAATTTGTGACACCCTGAAATTACCAGTTACACCAGTGGCTGAACAATCAAACAGGGTTTCACACATTACTTTCATCGTGTGATATTTAACGACAAAGAAAAACCCTGGATTTTTTACATCCAGGGTTGTTTAGAACAAGTCTAAAATTAAGCAGACAACTTGAAGCCGTTAGCTGTTGCGCTGTCCAACTGATAACCAGTGAAGGTAATGTTGGCAGCTGCCAAAGCTGTAGCAGCGTTAGCAAATGCGCCAGTTGGGTAGTATGCAATTGACAAAGCAGTTGTGTCAACTTGGTACATAGCCACTGTGCAAGTTTGTTGCAGAGCTTGAATAACGTTAGCAACGTATTCTTGAACGCCAGACTGAGTAGCCATGCTGTTGTTAGCAACAAAGCGAACGAAGTCAAGCTTGGGACCAGCTGGTTGAACTGTAGCAGTAGCGCCAGTGGTGCTGGTAGAAGCAGCGATAGGACCGTTTTGTACGTCTAGTGCAAATACTGGTTGTGCATCACCGTTTACGGGGGTAATATAAGCCATGATAAATTTCCTTTAAAGTTAGTGGTCTCGGTGGACCTGCTTTTATTTAGCCTTTTGGTAAAAATTATGCCTGTTGGGGGTTATTTTGAGCACGATTTCTAGCGGTGAAATCAAAGCGATTCACAGCTTTGCCGTAGCCTGCTGGGGTAGCCATGACCCATCCTTCGTGTCCTGGGTCCTTGAGATCCAAGCTGCTCAAAATGTCCAACTTGAGATTGTGCAACATGATAAAAATTGTAAATGCCGCTGCCAAAGCTTGTTGGTTGGTACTGGGGTTTTTGAGGTATTCCACAATGTTAGCAAACTTTTTGGGTGTCACTGTCTGTTGCAAATACTGCCCAAAGCCACCTACCAAGTTAGAAAAATCGCCAGTGTAGCCTGCATACTGAGGGTTGATGCGTTTGTTGATGTAGTCCACACACAGCTTGGCCAAGTCAGTGATCTGTGCTGCTCGCAGTTCAGCAGGGTTGAACAGTATGTCAATGGCAGCACCATGTGTGCTCAACATCTGTTTTATTTCTTTTGTTTTGTCATTGTTGAGCTCAAGGCTTTTGCCATAAATGGGTGTGATCAGCAACAGTCCAGGGACTTCGTTAAAACTCACGCGGCTCAAGGGTTGCTTGGCTTCGCCTTGGTCAGCATACATGGTGTGCATGGCAATGCCAATTTGACTGTTGCCAATTTTTTGGCCTAGGGCTGATTTGGCTGGAATACGATACTGCACAGTGTTGGGCTTGAACACATAGTTACCGGCCTCCACAGCTGGAGTTTCCATGTACAACAAGTCACCTTTGACATAACCACGAAAGTTTTCTGGTGTGGCTGCTTCCAACACTGGCCATAATGTAGCATAGAGCTGTATGAGTTCGCCTCGCTCGCCGGATCTACGATTTTGAATGTCAGCCATCATTTCAGGGCTAGTGGCAAGACCATCGTATCCCTTGGCTTCAAAGCCGGATCCATCTGTCAACACAAACTCACCAGTGGCAGGTTTGCGTCCAAATATCACCGCTGGTTTGCCGTCCCACTTTACGCTGGTGGTCTTTTGTGGTGCTTCGGCTGCTTGGCTTACAATTTCTAGAGCTTGCTCTCCGCCTCTGCGACCATTGCGAAATATTAAATCTTCAATGTGTTCAATGCCCTTGGCTCTGCCGCCGACGCCGGCTGCTTCGGCTTCGTACAGCCTGTAGGGATTGGTAGTCTCTTGCTCGATCAACGGTGTCATGCCTTGGTTTACAATTCTGTCTCGTAGCTTGGCCAAGAAGTGCACATCTGAGTGTTCCTTGACTGCCATATTGGGTTCTTGCAAACCTTCGCGCTGTAGATACTCTCTAAAGTCTGCCAGTTTGGCATCACGATCAGGATCATTAGCCAAAGCTGCATATATGTTTTCTACGTTTTTGAGATTTTCTTTGGTGGCGCCTTGCCCCAGCAAGTATTCGGCCACTTGATTGGGATCCATGCTGACCAACTGATTGTTGGCTCTGCTGAACATACCATTGGCACCTACTTTGAGTCCCAGTTGCTTGGCAATAGAACTCATCAACACATTACGGTTCATGCCCTTGTAAGCAGAATTGGCGCCACCAGCATAGAAAAATGTTCCCCAATCAAGGTTAGGAAAAAACATAAAATCAGTCTGCACAAATCCTTGCGAAGGATCGCCGTTGATTGGGGTGCGCAGGTGTACTTCGCCTTTGGAAGCAACATACTGTCTTGGATCAAGCTTGTTGCGTTGGGCCCACTGTGTAAGCAATGTGGTCAACTGTTGTTTGCTGACTTGGTTGCTGTCCACAGCCAAATCAAGGTCTCCCGATGATGCTTTTTTACCAGTGCTGCCTAACCAACGCACAGATTGGCCTTGATCATCTACGTCTGAGCTGAAGTCAATACCAGTCAAGGCTTCGACCCACTGTATGGTGCCAGGTACGTCGGCTTGATTAATTCTTTGTGTGAGTGGTTGTCCTTGAGCGTCTTTGAAAACGTTGCCACCTTCCAGTAAAGTTTTCAAAGTTTTCATACGCCAAGTTTCTCCAAGGCTGCTTTCATGGCTTTCATTTGTTCCAGTTGATCTGGGTCACTAACCCTGGCTGTCTGCTTGCCAATCAGTACTTCTCCACGAGGCCCTAGTGTCACTGGTGGTTGAACCCCCGGGGTTGCCGCTGGGCCCTGAGACATAAATTCTTCTGCAATCTGAGCGTTCATGATAGTCCTGGCCATTTCTAACCAAGCCTGCTTCATTTGCTCAGGTGTTGAATTGGGATCAATACTGGCTTTGATAACTGCATCTTTGGCATCTGACATCCACTGTTTATGCTTTGCCCCTTCCTCGCCCTGCCAAGAATTTATGTTCTTGATGTTGAATCCCAGCAATGAACTCACATTGGCATCCAAGTCTTGTTCAACTTCTGGTGCTTTTAACTGTGAAGCATTGAGTGCTGGTGGCCTTGAGGCTGCCATTGCAGCTTTGAGTGTTTCCAACCAAGAAGCTTCGGCCTTGGTGGCCAACAATGCAACCTGTGGACTGTTAACATCAAATGCTGCATTGGCACGTTGCCCAGGGGCAACTGTACCACCGCCAGGAGTATTGGGGTTTGCGCCAGGCAGCAGTTTCTGAGTAATTGCCCCCATAAATCCTTTGCCCACTATGCCGGCTTTGGCTCCCACACTGCCCGGGGCTGCTTCGGTCACTGTTTTTTTACTGGTAATTTCATAAATCTGCATGAGTTCTCCTGACTGATCTAGCAAACTTACTGGTGTCACGTTGGCGGATTGCATTGAGTAATTTTCTTTGCAAATTTTCAGACTGTTCAGGTGTGTACTCTGCGTCAATTTGTTCCATTAACCGTATAGCGTTTTCGATCAAGGTCTTGGCTCGGTTTTCTATCAAAAGACGGCGATCACGCTCTACATAGAGTGATTCCAATTCTTCCAAAATACTGCGTGTTTTTTTCTGCATCGCTTGGGGGCCTTTGTATTATTTAGCGGATTTGGGTTAGCAATAAATATTGATAGTACGCAAGGATATTTTATGACCAGCCAGATTAACCCCAATAACATTGACGGCAACTACCCAGTTGCCGGTGTGCCCAACAACACCCAAGGTTTCAGAGACAATTTCACCAACACATCAACAAATTTTCAATATGCGTCTGATGAAATCACTGAACTGCAAAGCAAAGGAGTGTTCAAAGCCGCACTCACAGGCACCACGCTTGACAACAACATGAATGATGGGTTAATCTACTCTGTAAAATTAGAAGACGTTAGTTGGACTTATGTGCAAAACACTGCGACATCTGGTTCAATTACACTGGATTACAGTGCTGGTCAATACCAGTATGTCAGCACCAGCGGTTCAATCAGCCTTGGATTTTCTAACTGGCCTATTTCTGGCACAGCAGGAATGCTACAGGTAGCTGTCAATGTTACCAACACAGCGCACACTTTGACATTGCCTGCGGCTGTTACCTTGGGAACAACTGGTATCCAGGGTTATTCTGGCGGAGTCATTACGTTTGCCGCAGTAGGCACATATCAATTTGCATTTACTACCTCAGATAGCGGAACAATCATTACTGTCTATGATCTAAATCGTCCATTAAACTACTTTACTAATGAAATTACATCAGCATCATCTATCAAATCCATTAGCCCCACTGCTGGTATAGGATATGGCACTGGTGCTGGCGGCACAGTAACTCAGGCCACAAACAAAAGCACTGGCGTTACACTGAACAAAGTATCTGGTCAGATTACCATGAACAATGCTTCACTGGCAGCGGCCGCAGAGGTTAGCTTTACTTTTACCAACAGTACTATTGCTGCCACTGATGTAGTCGTTACTGCCATCAGTTCAGGTGCCACAGCCGGTGCATACAACACTCACGTTGATGCAATTGCTGCGGGCAGTTGTAGAATTAGCATCACTAACTTTTCAGCTGGTCCCTTGTCTGAAGCCATTGTGATTAACTTTGTTGTTATCAAAGGCGTTAGTGCTTAATTACTTTTGATCTGTCCCAGCAGTTGTTTTAGTTTTGAGCTTTGAACATCTGCTGTTACTTTAGGCCCCTGCTCCCATGCAGGGGTTCCTGTTGCACGTTCCCATTTTGGTGGTGAGTTTTCTTCTGGGGTGTCAGCAGCCTTGACTTGGCTTCGTGCCTTGATTGAATCCATAATGGAACTTTGTGGTCGGTTGTACCCTGTTCCCTCGTCCCCGCCTTCATCAGTAATGCGCATAGTTTCAATGTTGTACTCCAAATCGATTTTTTGACCAACGCCGGTCGAGCTTCGTGACTTCATGCATTGAATTTGGTACTTGCCACGTTCCTTCATTGCTCGGC